CGTTGTTCAGCTTCGTGGCTTGTGATAATGCAGCTCTTCGAGCTTCGAATTTGCCATGCGCTATGTCCCACTCGATCGGGTCTAACGGCTGCGCGAGATCCCATTTCATGTACCGTTTAAGATGTGCCCACAGATGCACGCCATAAGCCCTCTCGCTGACAAGTTCAGTGACGTTCTCCTGGTAACTTGCACGGCGGAGTCGTTCTTTAACCATGAGGGCGAATGATGCTTGATCACTTGGTCGCTGTTGAGCGCCCAAAGACATCATATCTGGTTTGAAATATAGTGGGTTATCTTCCACGGGAATTGCCAATATCTCGCGCCGTAATTTCTTGGCGACTTGCGCTGAATGGGGTGTTGAAATAAGGTTTTTGTCCTCCCTGGAAAGTTGGCTTAGTGTTTGCTTGTCGAGTACTTCTTGCCAATTATGCAGCCGGAGAAAGGATTCAGGGAACTGTTGCGTGTAACCATAACGATCGGTCCATGCTTCACGTTCGTACCTAGAAACCAATCCGGAGCGGAAATACTCTTGAAGATCAGATCTAATCGCCTTTGGGATACTGACTTTAACCTTCTCATCGACGATTGGAGGCTCACTTAGGGGTGGCTCGACCTTTACCAGCGTTGTAACCCCACGAGTGAAAGTGCCCGGGAACGCAGAACCAGCGTAACCAGGGTCATCCACGTCAATGTTTCTGTAAACTTTTACACCAGCGCCTAAATAGACGACCTTATCGCCTCTGATGTAACCGTCTAGACGGGGGAAGTTGTCTTTGACCTCGTCCCAATTATTGCACTCTTCCGGAGGAAATGCTAGTATGATCTTTAGATTACGATCAATGCCACCTAAAGCATTCCGGAAGTTTATGCGCCTCTCGGGGATGTATCGACTACTCCTACCAGGTCTTGTGGTCTGTCGCATATCCAGCAATGTTCGCAGTTGTGCGCTACATTGTCGGCTAATGTCCTCTGCCAAATGTATTACGACCCTGGGAGCTCTAGATAAGGCTACCCACAAAATATCGGGACCAATGAGATTCATGACAGTTCTCGTGATTGTCATTATAGTGATTTTCTTTGTGAGTCCTTGACTGCCAGCCATTGTGATGGTGTTGTTGTTGTTCAACGCATCAGCCGCCTTCACTCGGTTGTCACTACATTCTAGAACAGCGTGG